CTGACCGCTCCGCAGACCGTTGTGGCAGGCAAGCCGTTCATCAGGGTGGAACTCGGCAGCGGCACTTTCTACTTCCGGCCGCAGAACAACGTCGTGTTGGCAGCAGGCAGTCGCTATAAATATACCGTTAAGGTGAACGCCACTGGCCTGACATTAGAGGGCTGCACTATCGGTGACTGGGCTGACGGTGGCAGCGAGAGCGGTGAGGCTGAGGATTTGGGTTATTCTATACAGAACGACGGCAGTTACACGGTCTATAACGCCGACGGCTTGCTGGCATGGAACAAAGCCGTACAAAAAGATGAATCAATAAATTGCACCCTCACCGCCGACATCGACCTGACGGGTAGGGAATGGACACGGATAGGCACATGGCCAGGTTACTCCGGCATCTTTAATGGGCAGGGACACCGCATTACGGGATTAAACTTTTCAGCAGCGACTACTGAACTTTTTGGGTTATTAAATGAACGTGGAGTGATAAAGAACTTACAACTCATAGATGTGAATCTGTATGGCAATAGTGGATCAGCAGCTGGAATAGTGGAGCAAAATAATGGCCAAATCATTGCCTGCTCTGTGACGGGAAAAATTTCTGCATATGGTAGAACTTGTGGTATAGCCGATTTAAATTATGGCAGAATCACCGCTTGCTGGTTCGACGGCACATTGAAAGAGTATGAATCCGGAGCTATAGTGCGTTATAACTACAAAATTATAACTTCCTGTTATTGGGGAGGCAATGTCGGGCAAGGAGTATTCCGTGATCATGGAGAAAAGGTAGATGCCACGAAGGTGGACGGCGCGACAGTGAAATGGCAGACAGCCGTCGACGGCATGAACACCGCCCTCACCGCTGGCGACTACCAGTGGGTACTCGGCACCGACGGTCTGCCCGTATTGCAAAAGAAACAATAACGAACCCTAAACAACACGCATCATGAAACGAACAATCATCCATACATCTGCAGCCATAGCCCTGCTGCTCGGCATTGCCGCCTGCACGCAGGACGAAGCGGGCTTCCTGCAGGAAGGGGCGGAAGGCACACCCATCGTCTTTACCGCCACGGGGCTGAACCCCGCTGCGACAGCCATCGCCAATACCCGTTCCACCGTGGACGGCGACTGGGAGGGTGTGCAGAGCGTGGCAGTCCTGATGGACGGCACGGTGAAGGCATACGACGTGACGCTCACCACCGCCGACCCCGCCAGCGCCACGCTGACCTCCACCGACCCGCACTACTGGACCAACCGCAAAGACATCACCGTCACAGCGTGGTGGCCCTACACCGCTGGCGAGACAACCCCTTCTGCTGTGAAGGTAAAAGCCAACCAAAGTGCCCGGAAAGACTTCGAGGGCAGCGACCTCATCGTAGCCGACGGACAGACGGTGACCTATGGTAGCCCCACGCTCCGCTTCACCCACCGCACGGCGCGGGTAACCATCGTTCTGACGGACTACACCGAGGGGCTGGCATCTGTGCGGCTGACGGGTCTCTCCACCGAAGGCGGCAACCCGGCCGAAATCACCCCGTATGACAAGGGTAGCAACACCTACACCGCCCTCGTAGCCCCACAAAGTGTGGTAGCTGGCACGGCCTTCATTACCTGCACCTTCACTAACGGCAAGACCTTCGTCTATAAGATGAAGAATGCTACCGACTGGCAGGCGGGCGGTGAATATACCTACACAGTCTCCCTCACTGCGGCAAAAGACCCGGGATATACCATAGAGGGCAACGGCAGCTACACCGTGACATCCGCCGATGGCCTGATGCATGTAGCCGATTTAGTGAACGGAGGTAAGACCGACATTAACATTACCCTCGACAAAAACATTGACCTCACAGGCAAAGACTGGACGCCGATAGGCACAGACTACGACAACTCATACAAAGGCACCTTCGACGGTGGCGGCCATACCATTACGGGGCTGACCTTTACAACAAATGACGAATATGCAGGTCTGTTCGGCTGGCTCAATAGAGCTGGTACGGTGAAGAACGTGGTGATGGAGGGCGTACAGATAACAAGCAATCAAATATATGGCGGCAGTATTGGCGGCGTGGTAGGATATGGCTGGGGCACCATTGAAAACTGCTCGGTGTCGGGCAGCGTCAGCGGCACGGTGTATGTCGGCGGTGTGGTGGGTGTTCAAATAGGCGGTTCCATCACCGGATGCAGTTCCTCTGCCACAGTGAAGGGAACGGTCGATGTCGGCGGCGTGGCAGGTCAGACGAATTCGAGTGCCACCCTGACCGCTTGCTATGCCACGGGCAACGTGACCATAGAAATAGCCCCCAAAAAGAATATCGCTGGCGGCGGTCTGGTGGGAATGAACGCAGGAAGCAGCCTCCTTGCCTGCTATGCCACGGGCAACGTAACCAGTACGGGTAGTAGCACTGGCTATGTACATATCGGCGGTTTTTTGGGAAATAACTACGCCAACGTGATGACCGCCTGCTATTGGAAGAACAATCATGAACAAGGTATCGGCTACAATAAGAAAAGCACCGAAGCCACGAAGGTGGACGGCACTGGCGTTACCTGGAAGAACGCCGTTGATGCCATGAACACCGCCTTGCAGAACGCAGGCTCAAAGTGGCGTTACGAACTTAACGGAGCATTGCCTACCTTGAGGAAGCAGTAAGCTGTTGCGGGCGGAAATGTTCCGTCCGCAACGAACATTAAACGAAGTATAACCCCAATAAAAAAAGGAGGACGTGATGGAACACACGGAGAATCCACCATATTGGTTTTGGCATCAAGGCATTGTCAATAATAATATAGACTCCAGTGTAAATATGGAAGCTGTAAGCCGGACATTGTCAAGATTGGTGCTCATTAAAGACAACAAATCAAGTAATTAAATAAAAAACATGGGACTTTTTCACAGAGGCAAGAAAAATAATGACGATGAGCCGGACAGTGTTCAAACCAATTCATTCTCTGATATTATGAATGACAAACGAAAGTAACAGTAAGTAAATATATGAATTTGATTCAAGCATTAAGATTGCCAAACAGTCAAGCAGTAATGACAAATATTGCACGGTTTCATTATCAAAATATTTATAATATAAGTTTGAGTTCTCCGATTGTCACGCAAAGTAAATTGACATTTCAAATAAAAGGATATACCCGTAACTATCGTTTTCTTAGATTAGACTATGCCTGTGTCATATATATTGCGGATAGAATAGCAGTCGTTGCTTCAAATGGCATAGATACTTTAAGTTCAGGTTTTTCGGGGTGTTATATGGCCAGTTTTAGGCACAATGGCATTAGGTATGTTGCTCATATTCCAACGCCTAACAATAGTATTAAAACATCATGGAATCAGGCGGTTCAAAATCGAATAATAGATAATGTTGTTCTTTTTAAACCTACTGAAGGATTGGCGAGAATCCCAGGAACCATTGGTATTTGGGGAATTATAACATTTAACGATAGATGTTATCGGCTTGATGTAAATGAAAACGCTCCTCCAAGTCAAGCCATACGTGGCCAAAGAATTTTTAACTCAATCCCGAGAAATCCCATACTAACAGAAATTCCACCTATCGCCGGTGGTCAGATGCCTTAATAATTATAACAATTGTAAATAAGGGAAGAATGGTTGTTTCATTGAGGAGTAGAATTCTATTCGGATATATAATTCTGGTGGCGGTCATAGGCAGCATGGCCGCCATTCTCATCCATGAACCTGCGAAGTTCCACGACCTATATGCGTATTTTAAATAACGGTATTTACACAAACAGCAAATGAGCGAACAATTCGTTACCACTACCAAGCATTTCCGCAAGCTGCTTGCCGCAGGCTATCTGTTGATAGTCCTGCTGGTGGGCGGCATCATCTGCACGTGGCTCGGAGAATGGCGCGACTTGGAGTTGCTGGAACGGGAGAACCGTGAAATCAACCGCTTCCGCAAGGAAACACACGATGCGTATGTGGGTGTGGTGGAGTTGTCTCTTTTGGGCGAGTCGGTGCTGGAATGGGACGATAAGGATGTGGCGGCATACCGGCGGCAACGGATGACGGTGGATAGTATGCTTTGCCGCTTCAAGAGCCATTACGAATCGGTGCGCATAGACAGCGTGCGCCACTTGCTGGAGGACAAGGAAAAGCGGCTGTGCGCCATCATGGAGGCTCTGGAACAACAGGCGGACATCAACCGCCGGATAGCCAAGCAGGTGCCGGTGATAGTGCAAACGAGCAGGCAGGAAGAGCCGAAGAAACAGAGGAGGAAAGGTTTTCTCGGGTTGTTCGGCAAGAAACAGGAAGCACCTCCGACGACGACCACCACGATGCTCTACACACTGAACCGTGATATGATAGCGCAACAACGTGCCCAAAGCCATCGTCTGTCGGAATATGCCGACAGCCTTGCCAGCCGCAATGCGGAACTGAACCGCCAACTGCAAACCCTTATCCAGCAGATGGACCACAAGGTGCAGGCTGACTTGCAGGAACGTGAGGCGGAAATATCCGCTATGCGTGAAAAGTCGTTCTTGCAGGTAGGTATCATAACGGGTGTCATGCTGCTGTTGCTCATTATTTCATACATCATCATTCACCGCTATGCCACCCGCATCAAGCAGTACAAACGTAAGACAACAGATTTAATCGGGCAACTGCAAAAGTCAGTAAAACAAAACGAATCGTTGATAGCCTCACGCAAGAAAGCGATGCACACCATCACCCACGAGCTACGCACACCACTGACTGCCATACATGGATATGCGGAACTGATGCAGGACAACGAAGAAGAAAAGATAAGCGGTTATGCGGACAATATCCTGCAAGCCTCCAAGAGAATGACCGACATGCTCAACTCCCTGCTTGACTTCTTCCGCTTGGACAGCGGCAAGGAACAGGCGAATGTCCGTCCGTTTCGTTTGGAAAACATCGCGGAGCTGTTGCAAACGGAGTTTACGCAACAAGCAGAAGCAAAAGATCTTAAACTTACCATCGAGTGCCCGGAGAGTATTATCCTGAATGGCGACAAGGAGCGCATCATACAGATATGCGACAACCTGCTGGGCAATGCCGTCAAGTTCACGAATGCCGGAAGCGTTTCACTTGTCATAAGCTATGACGGCAATAGGCTGACCCTTGTAGTAGAGGACACCGGAACCGGCATGAGTGCGGAAGAACAACAGCGAGTGTTCGGAGCGTTCGAGCGGCTTTCCAACGCCGCCACGCAAGACGGTTTCGGATTGGGGTTAAGCATTGTGAAACAGATAGTCGGGATGCTTGGCGGCACTATACGCTTGGAAAGCGAAAAAGGAGAAGGCAGTCGTTTTACTGTGGAGTTGCCAATGAACACTGCCGATATTGGTATTGAAGAACAGACAGCCGCAGAAAGTCTGGCTCATATAGAAAGACCTTATTCTGTCATCGTATTGGACGACAATCCGATGGTATTATCCATGACAAAGGAAATGTATGCTGGTATAGGTGTGCATTGCGACACGTTCACCACTATTGGCGATGCAATGGAAGCCATGCGGCAGCACACATACGACCTCATGATAACCGATATGAAGATGCCGGAGATTAACGGCTATGAGGTGTTGGAGTTGTTACGCTCGTCAAGTGTCAGCAACTCGAAAGAGATTCCCATTGTCGTGGCGACCGCCTCCGGCAGTTGCAGCGAAGAGGAGCTGTTGGAAAATGGATTTACCGCCTGCCTGTTCAAGCCATTTTCCATTTCCGAACTGGTTGCTGTATCAGACAAATGCCTTTTGACAAGTACGGACAAGGATGAACTTCCCGACTTGTCCTCTCTGCTTGCCTATGGTGACAAACGGGCGATGCTCGACCGTCTGATAACCGAAACAGAAAAGGATATGCAGGCTGTCCGGGAAATCATGGAGAGGAATGACCGCAAGGCGTTGGACGAATGGATACACCGTCAGCGAAGTTCATGGGCTGTTATCCGTGCTGACAAACCCTTGTGGAACCTGTATGAACTGCTGCATCAAGAATCTGAATGTTCCGAAATGGAATTGCGGAAATGCGTGGATGCCATGCTTCGTATGGGAACAGTTATCATAGAACTTGCGCAAAAGGAAAGGAGGTCGTCGGATGAAAGTATTTGTGATTGAGGACAACCCCGTCTATAACGATTATGTCTGCAACCTGCTGAAGAAAGACAGCTTCGATACTATGTCTGCATATAATCTTGCCACTGCCAAGAAACTATTGGCAAAGTCAGAGGTGGATGATATTGTCGTTGCCGACCTACGCCTCCCCGACGGTGAAAGCATAGAGTTGTTACGGTGGATGCGTGCCAACGACAAACAACAGGTGTTTATCGTTATGACCAATTACGGGGAGGTGCATACGGCAGTGGAAAGTATGAAGCTCGGCTCAAAGGATTACATACAGAAACAGTTGTTGGAGGATAAACTGATACCGCTTATCCGCACCCTGCAAAAAGAACATGAAAAGCGACTACAATGGAACATTCCGATATTCGTCCGGCAGGGCGAAGCCTATCAGAAAATCAAGAAACGTGTGCGCCTTGTAGCCACCACCCGGATGAGCGTGCTGATACTGGGCGAGAACGGTACGGGCAAGGAACATATCGCACAACATATACACCAACAAAGCAAACTTGCCGATAAACCTTTTGTGGCAGTAGACTGCGGAGCCTTGTCCCCGTCATTGATACAATCCGCCTTCTTCGGACACGTCAAGGGCGCGTTTACGGGTGCCGAAGCAAACAAGACGGGGTATTTTCTGGAAGCGGATGGCGGCACGCTGTTCCTTGACGAAGTGGGCAACCTAACAATGGAGATGCAACAGATGCTGCTCCGCGCCATACAGGAACGCCGTTACCGTCCCGTCGGAGCAAAGGAGGACAAAACAGCCAACGTGAGGATAGTGGCTGCAACCAACGAGGATTTGCAGAAAGCCGTAACGGAAAAGCGGTTCCGGCAGGATTTGCTCTATCGCTTGCAGGAGTATGTGATAACCATGCCGCCCTTGCGCGACTGCCCGGAAGACATCATGCCATTGGCCGAGTTCTTCCGTGAAATGGCAAACCGTGAGTTGGAACGTGAAGTAAAAGGGTTTGCCGCATCTGCCCGTAATGCCCTGCTCGCCCATGCGTGGCCGGGCAACGTGCGCGAGTTGAAACAGAAGATACAGACGGCAGTCCTGCAATCAGAAGGCGATATGATAACCGAAGCCGATTTGGAACTTGACAATGAACCGTCCGCTACTTCCGCTTGTTTTACATTGAAGAGCGGGGATGAAGAAAGAGGACGTATCCTGCGTGCTTTGAAACAAGCAGCCGGTAACAAGAAAATGGCTGCAAAGATACTGGGTATCGGCAGGACAACGCTGTATAATAAATTGGTAGAGTATGGATTGAATGAAGAAAACTGACCGGAGTATGGCTGTAAATGGCAATAATTGATTAACTTTGCAATTGTATTTCAGAAAATAGCAGGCGATCGGGTAACTTTTCGCCGATGATATAGACATAAGACCGCAAGGCGTTTCGAGCGAAAATCTGGTAAATTGAAACTACGGAGACGATTGCGTGATGCTTATGCTATGCTTACGCATAGCGTGCATTCACGTACTCTCCGTAAAGGCTTTACCAGAGCCATCGCTTGAAAGTAGTGTGAATTGCACGCTACTTTTTTGCCTCGCCAAAAAGGAAAGAAAATACGTTATGGCGAAAATACAATTACTTGCCGTTATCTCAATAGATGGCTGTCCGATGAAACTGCATCCCCGGAAGCGGTTGCTTCAAACCGAAGATTACGGTATGGATGAAATACGTGCCAATGCCCTGTATAAGCTGACATCCGACTATTCGGTATCCGTACTTCAAGAATGGAGGGAGGAAGGTGGAAGCATTTGCCATTTGTTGGAAGTAACTGCCGGGAATACCGAATATGCCAACGGACTGTTACGGATGAACGTGATAGATGAAATCATACTATACGTTGTTCCAACCATCGACGGAAACGGAGCGCATTTTTTCAAGTCAGCACTACCTATGAATGACTGGCGGCTTATGGAGAACAAAACTTATAGGGACGGAGTAATCCGGCTTACCTATCATAAAGAGCCACGGGCATAAAATGTTCAGATTATGAACATCTTGGCGGGATTTCCGTGCTCAGAAAGTGAACACATGTTCAGAATCTGAACACATTTCACAAGGGATGCAATCAAGGATAAAATTATTTTTGAATTTTATCTTTCTGAAAAACAATGTAGTACAATTTTCTCACAATCTTTTCTCGTGTTTAGGGCTATGATTTGCACCATATATCAGTGTGCGCACACTGATAAACAAGTGTAAACCCTCAAAACAGAAAAGATAATGAACCATCTCATACTGGCGGAAACACAGTTTTTCGCCATGATAAACGGAAAAGACAACGGTAGCACGGAAACGGCATACGGCGGATTCGTGCAGGAAGTAATAAACCTGTGCTACGGCGGCAATGATGCCAAGCATATTATTGTGGCGTTGGCTTTTGCCGAAATCGAATTACAGCACCATCCACAGAACTTGATGGATTGTGTTTCATTATACAAGAACTACAGTAGGACAAGACCCCACAGCACCCCCACAGCACCCCTATAGTAACCCCACAGTAACCCCACAGTTAGGAAAACTGTTGTCTGCTATTGGGAACAACACTCTCTCTGCTAAAGAAATCATGGAGAAAACGGGAATGAAAGATAAAAGGAATTTCTTAAAGAACTATATCCATCCGGCAATAAATTCCGGTTTGGTCCTTTCACTTTATCCCATAGGCTCCAAGAGTCCGCAACAGAAATACTATCTTACTGATAAAGGTAAAGGTTTCCTGCAACAATAACGGGTATGGCTAAAAAGAAGAAACATAAGAATGATGTAAAAACTGATTTACCGATAATCATGGATTATGGTATCGGCAGTATATCCGTTTATGACCCGGCAGACATAATGCCATACAACGAGCCGCCAATTAGCGAACAAATCCGCTTCAAGAAACTCGGCAAAGAGATGAAATCCGAGTTCAAGTGGCTGGTATCTTCCGTAGTGATTGAGTATTGGCAAGAAAACCGACAGATACCTTTCGGTGAAGAAATGTCGAAACTCAGAACCAGACTGTTGAGAATGTTTGCCGAAGAATACAGCATACTGCTTAAAGACGATACAGAGCTGAAAAATTATTTGCTGACGCTTGCCATTACCACCATCAACAAGCATCTCAAATCTGAGAATAAAAAGAGGGTGTCAAAACTCTCTTTTTAACAAAATTACCCTTGCTACAGATATCTGTGACAGGGGTAATTTTCATATTTTGGGTGTTTTGACACATCCCCTTTTTCATATATAAAGGAATCTGTTATTTCTGCTGCAACAGGTGTTTCAAGTTTTCATCATTTGCGATACGTTCCAGTTCCTCTTGAACAATCTGCTTCACTTCCTCCTTGATGCGCCTGTAATTCGCCTGAACCGTTTCCTTCATGCGGTCGTTGCCGTCCCCGTCCGTAAAGTCGGTAATGACGGGGATTTTCTTGTAGGCTTTCTCCTCGCGCTTCACCTTCTCGGCATCCACGACAATCTCGCAATGGAAAATCTTCTGCTCGATACGCTCGTTGAAGTTGTCGGATACCGAACCGACAAACATACCCTGCGTCAAGCCGGAAATCTTGCTCGGCGGGATGAGTGAATCCATCTGCGTGTTGATGGAGGTGGAAACATCCTGCCGGTTGATGGAAATGGACTGCCGTTTCTGCAACACCTTACCGAAGCGTTCGGAAAGCGTCTTGGCGGTTTCACCCACCACCTGACCGGAAAAGATATTGCCGACGGTGTTCATCACGACCTTCGCTTCTTTATCACCGTAGTCGCGCACCAACTGGCTGAAATCCTGAAAGCCCAGACACACGGCAACCTTGTTGCTTCGCGCGGTGGCGATAAGGTTGTCCAACCCCTTGAAATAAATCGTGGGCAGCTCGTCGATGATGACCGACGACTTCAGCATCCCTTTCTTGTTGATGAGTTTCACGATACGGGAGTTATACAGACCGAGAGCGGCCCCGTAGATATTCTGACGGTCGGGATTGTTGCCCACACAGAGTATTTTCGGTTCTTCGGGGTTGTTGATGTCCAGCGTGAACTCGCTGTCCGACATCACCCAATAGAGCTGCGGGGAAATCATCCTTGACAAAGGGATTTTCGCGCTTGCTATCTGCCCCATCAACTGCTCCGCAGCCCCTCCGAGCCATGCGTCCATGAACGGAGAAAGATAGTTTTCCAATTCCGGGTAAGAGGTCAGTATCGGGAAAATATCCTCATAGCGGCGGTTCAGGAACTCAATCGCATGGGGGAATGTACAATACTTGCCGTTCTGGAAAATTTTGAGATACCAGATAATAGCCGCGAAAAGGATGATGGGCGATTCTACGAAAAAGTCGCCCTGCTTTTGCACCCAACTTTTATTTAAGTTGAGCATAATGGTGTACGCACTCTCATAAGCGTCCGTAATATCCTCCATGAAGTCCGGGTGAATGGGATTGCAACGGTGCGAACGTCGCGGGTCATCGAAGTTTATCACATAAAACTTCGGTTTCACCTTGTAGCCCTCCGGGTGGTTCAGCAGATGGTTGTATGCTATCGTGGACAAGTCGCTGAATTTGAAGTCGTACACATACATCGAGAAGCCCTTTTCTATCTGCTGCTTGATGAAATTATTTACCACTGCATAGGATTTACCGCTGCCCGGAGTACCCAACACGATGGAAGCCCTAAAAGGATTCACGACATTGATCCAGCCATTGTTCCAACGCTTTTTGTAGTAAAACCGTGTCGGAAGATTGACCGAATACTCGCTTTCGATAAGCCGCGTTTCCTGCATGAAGCTCTCGTTCTCGTTGTTGAACACATCATCCATGAGGTTGTGCTTCAACAGGCGGCTCATCCACAGACCGCCCATCAGCAGACAGACATAACCAGCTCCGACGGTCAGAATATACAGCCCTGTTACCGCCTCTATCGGTAGAGGCAAAGCCAGTATCCACCAGTTGAAGAAGAACAGCACGAAGCCGGCGGCAAGAGCCGTCCAGATTCGTCCCCAAGTGATTTTCTCGCCCTTCACGCCCTTTGTCCCCAGACAGGACAAGGCAAGCAGTAGGACGGCAAACAGTTTCGTGTACAGGATGGAACGGAACAGCCCCGCCGTGCGGTTGAAGTTCATCAGGATTCTGTCCACCACACCGATGTCCATACCCCAAAGCCGGATGGCTTCGTAGCAGAACCAGTACACGTTCATGACCACTAAAATAATACTCACGGCACGCAGAAAATCCATGATTTTCGCCAATGCCCTCAAATCGTCTTCTTGTTGTGACATACATTTATTTTTTGATTGTTGATACTTTCGGTTACATTCCCAAGCCCTTGCGCTTCTTCTTTTTCTTCTTGCGTTGCATCGCCCGGATGAAGGCTTCCTCCTCAGCGTCCACTGCCGGACCTTCGGGGGTAAACAGGTTCATGCCACCCGAATGGTTCTCGTATTCCCCTCCGGAAAATGATGCCGTGAAAAGAAGAGCTAAAGAAGAGCAAATACCCTACCTATAAATCACAATATATCAGTACGTTCGGAGGATAATTCATTTTCTCTTTTTCTTCGATTGTCTTGTTTGTTTTCTCATTTTTATTGTATTTTTGTCCCCAGTTCGTCCCCCGAAAAGAGTGCGGGGGACAAAAAACTGTCCCCCGGGAACGGGATACAGCAATAAAAGAGTTCTTCGTATAATTATTAAAAGGAGAAAGCAGACTATGGCTAAAACGACCACTACCCAAAAAGAACCCGTCAGGCTTCGGGAAAAGAAGTTGTCGAACGGCAACGTAAGCCTGTATCTTGACATCTGTAGAAACGGCAGACGCCACAAGGAGTATTTGAAGCTCTACCTGATAGATGCCAAAACTCCGTTGGAACGCGAACAGAACCGTCAAACGCTGGCTACAGCACAAGCCGTCAAGTCCAAACGTTTGATCGAAATACAGAACGGCGAATATACCTTCACGCGCCAGTTCAAGGAGAACACGCCCTTTTTGGAATACTATCGCAAGATGGTGGAGGAACGGCGTAAGAATCCGGAATCGCAAGGCAACTGGGGCAACTGGAGAAGCTGCCTCCGCTACCTTGAAATCTATTGCGACGAGAAAACCACCTTCCGGGAAGTAACACCGGAATTTATCACGGGATTCAAAGAGTTTCTGAACAACGTGGAGAAAGATACGCACAAGCGTGTCGGACCCCGCCGTGAACGCGACACATTCCAAGGGCTGTCGCAGAACTCCAAGGTATCCTACTTCAACAAGCTGCGTGCTTGCATCAATCAGGCATACGACGACCAAATCATACCGGTAAACCCGCTGCGCGGAATCGAAGGATTCAAGGAGGAAGAAGTCAAACGCGATTACCTGACGCTGGACGAGGTAAAGAAATTGGCAGCGACTCCTTGCCGCTACCCTGTACTGAAACGTGCGTTCCTCTTCTCGTGTCTGACCGGGCTGCGTAAAAGCGACATACAGAAACTGACATGGGGTGAAGTGCAGAAATTCGGGAAGTACACGCGGATCGTGTTCAAACAGCGGAAAACCAAGGGACAGGAATACCTCGACATTTCTTCGCAGGCGGAGAAATATCTCGGAGAAAGAGGCAATCCGGACGACATCGTATTTACGGGGTTTACCTACGGATCATGGACTTCTCTGGAACTGCAACGCTGGAGCCTGGCGGCGGGCGTCAACAAAAACTTGACTTTCCACTGCGCCCGGCACACGTTTGCCGTGCTGATGCTCGACCTGGGCGCAGACATCTATACCGTATCGAAATTGCTCGGGCACCGGTTCCTGACGACGACGCAAATATACGCCAAGGTGCTGGACAAGAACAAACAGAACGCCGTGTCGCTCATTCCCGACATCGGATAACACAGAAAACGTATGACAAGACAGGAAGCCGTCATAAAAATAGTAAAGATTACCCGCATCATCGGAGAGTTGAAATACCAGTTGGATGCGGACGACGAGGTTGAATTTGAGGCGCTCGACCCCGAATGGAAACATATCGCCGAATGGACGCAGGAGGTATGCCGGTACATGGAATTGGACGCTTCCCCGCAGGTGGCCCGTCTGATTGCCAATATCGGGTTTACCGACATGGTGGAGAAGTATGTGCAAAGCTGCAGGAAGGAGATCGGGGCGAAAGAGGCCAAGATACTCGACGACTATGTGAAGCACATGCGAACGCTGTCGTCGTTGTGCGATACCCGAAGCGAGGAGCAGAGGGAGAAATACGGCGATCTGATAGAGCCGTTAGCCAACGAACGGGTGGCTGCATTGCTGCAAAGAGCCGTCGATGCGGGCATACTGGACCGACACTACCAACCCGTTCCGCAGACGTCCCCCCTGCAACTGAAAGTCATCGCCTATGCGGTGTCGAGCCTATGCAAACTGCACAGCCCGTATGTCCTGTTTGAGAAACAATGGCACAGGGAGAACGGGAAACGGTTCAATACCTGCCGTATCCCCAAGCACAATACCGTTTGCTACGAAGAGACCCGGGCACTCTATCCCGAAGTGGATTTTGCCGGATTCGAACCCGTACACGAAGCCGCAACGTTCTATGTGCCGCAAAGCGAGGAGGAGATACGGGCCATGTACGAAGATTTGGTAAAATACGGGTACATAGCCCCGGAGACGACATTCGAGGCATTCGGCAGTATCTTCGACAAGGCAAGGTTCGAAAGTCCGGTGGAATGGACAAAAACCCAGCGGCAGTTGTCCTATTTCATCCACCAGGCATTCAGCCGGTTCAACAGGAAGAATTTATGGATCAAGGGCGAATGCTGTTTCCGCATCGGCGGAAAGAAGCCGCATAAGGCGAGCCTCGTGACGGGCTTCGCTTGGATCAAACGGGCGGGATGGATGGACCGGTACGATACGAGGCTGAAGGCTATATGCGACAGATTCAATCAATAGAGAGTATCACTCTCAATGCAGAACTAAAAAGAGAATTACCTATTCATATTTAGGTAAACCCATATTCCATAATACCCATAGCCATAAAGAAAAATATACTATGTATCAACTACTTATCAATGAAAAATACATCGCTTCGAATACGACTTTCAGTATATTTAACGGAATTTTTGACGAACCTAAATTCAAACAGCCTGTAGTATGGACAAAAAAACAGTCGCAACTCATATATTTCGTTCATTCAGCGTTCAAGGCCGACAACCCTTTAGATGTAGGGGTGAAGTGCTTGTATTGTTTCCGTTTACAGAACGAAAAAGTACCCAATCGGCAAAATATGGTCTGTAACTATCATTCGCTTGTAAAGAATGGATTGTTAAACACATACGATACAGAGTTAAAGCATATAGCGAATGAATACAACAAAGTGGGAAAGCGTGATACAAATACCTCCAAAATAATGGAGAAAAATAACAATAATTCAAATTTAAGTCCATGACAAAGAAATTATCTTTGCACCTCTCTCTTTTTGAAAAGAGCGATGCTCAGGTCTCGGTGGACCCCAGCGCAGACCGGAACACAAGGGCTATTCCGGTTGGTCAAACAAGCCCATGAAACTTATAAGGCCGAAGTATCGACCTTGCAAAAGAGCTACAAGCGCTATGCGCTTGATTTCATTCATTCAAATCAGTTCCATGACGAAAAAGATGCCTGGAGCAAAAATGAACACCAGAAGAACTACTACACCATAACCGATCTTTTGAGGGAACATGAAAAATTAGTATGCAAATATTTCAACCGCAATAAATTAGATGATGCTGAAATTGCGGATTTGCTCAACGAATTTTATGTTTCCGACCTACCGAAAACAATACCTATCGAAACCGGACATGAAGACAGGGATAGGACTAAACCAATCCCGTCGAATAACACCATCGAGTCTGTACTCGACAAGTATACGATTGACCTCATTGTGCAACTTGCCAATGAGGTCGGTTTATTTAAGGAGAAACTGGACGCGGACGACGTGGCCGCCCGCTATGCGACGGACACGTTGCGGACAATGACCTCACGGAACAATACCCGGCTGGTCGTATTGCTGGACAAACTGGCGTCGAGCGGCATCATTCCCTACCATTGGCAGGCCGTGATCGCAAAAAAGAAACTTGTCGTGAGTTCTTCGGGCAGGAAATACCTTGACCAGCACGACATGTCATCCACCCTCAATAGAAGTAAAGAAACGCCACCTAGTATTTCTGAAAAGCATTTTCTTGCCATCATTGACAAATACATAAGGAAAATCAAGAGCAAGGAAGTGTAACATAAGAAGCCGGATTTGTCGATAGTTGTGTTGAGAGTGGTCTTGACACTCAACAATATCAACGCGAAGAGCCGGCCGGATGCCCATACCTTTGTCCCCCGCAACCGGGTTGCTGCGGGGGACGCTCCGCTATTGTCAAACCTTAACAGCATCCATCCATGACACACCGAAGGACGACAAACGCAAACAAGCTGCCATCCGGCCGCATACGCCAGATGGAGAAGATCATCGACATGGTAAGGTCGGAGAAGCCCATCGAGCGCATACGATCGCTGGAACAGAAGATCGACGAAGTGGATAAAATAGAGGCGATCGAGAGCTGTGTCGAGCTCTTGAAGGACCACATCTGGGCTGTCAAGGAGGTACTGACGACGGCCGAGGCATCGGCCTATCTGGGCCTCTCGGAGAGTTATCTCTACAAGCTCACTTCCTCGAAGCGGATACCGCACTACAAGCCTAACGGCAAGTTGGTGTATTTCAACCGGCGGGAGCTGTGCGAATGGGCGATGAAAAACCAAGTACAAACGGCAGAGCCGACGGCCTGCACAAACGACGAGACGATATGAACAGAAAAGAGATAGACCTGTTGCTTGCACGCATAGAAGGGCTGAAATCTTTCCTCGAAAAGAACTCGTTGGAGGATTTTCAGAAAGAGATATTGAGAGTGGACAACTACCTGAAGCGGTTCGGCTCGCTGGACGAACTGCTGTCTCACCTGAAACGGGTGGAGGAAGTAGCCTACACGGCGAAGGAGTTCCTGACCATCGACGAGGTGGCCTACTACCTCCAAGTGTCGAAAAGTTACGTCTACAAACTGACGGCTTCGAGGGAGTTTACCGTATATAAGCCGAACGGGAAGACCATCTTCGTCCGCAGGGACGACCTGAACGAATGGATAAGACGCAACCCCTGCGTGTCCGGCAGGGAAATAGAGAGCCGGGCCAACCTGCTTGCATACAGGCTGGAGCAACAGCAGAAACCACGAACATTCAAGAAATGAGAATCATGAAAAAAACCGATATGACACTACCGGACAACCACCGGATAGACGAGGAGAAATGCAAGTCGCTACTGCAATACATTCGTCTGAATGTCACCGAAAAGTACGACTTTCCGCAGGAGATCGTGCAGGTAGACGGCGTGACCGTGGCGACGTTGGGCAATTTCAGCGCATCGACCGGAAAGCCCAAAAGCAAGAAAACGTTCAATGTCAGCGCCATCGTGGCCTCTGCCCTGTCGGGGAAAGAGGTGCTGAAATACAAGGCGGAGCTGCCGCCCTGCAAGAACCGCGTGCTGTACATTGACACGGAACAGAGCAAATGCCACTGCCACAAGGTACTGCACCGGATACTCAAGCTGGCGGGGCTGCCGACAGACCGGGAGAACGACCGGATCGAGTTCTTCGTGCTGCGCGAGTACACGCCCGACCAGCGCAGGGACATCATCCGCTGGGCGCTGCACGAGGAGCAGAACATCGGACTGGTCATCATCGACGGCATCCGCGACCTGATCCACGACATCAACAGTCCGAGCGAGTCGCTCGACATCATCAACGAACTGATGCGGTGGTCGAGCTACTACGAGCTGCACATCCATACGGTGCTGCACCTGAACAAAGGCGACGACAATACCCGGGGGCATATCGGCTCGGAGCTGAACAACAAGGCGGAAACCATCCTGCAAATATCGAAAAGCGTCGAGAACGGCAGGATCAGCGAGGTGCGGGCCATGCACATCCGCGACCGGGAGTTTACCCCGTTCGCCTTCGAGATCGGGGAAGATTCGCTTCCCCGTCTGGTAAAGGACCACCAGTTCAAGATGAGCAAACGAGACCGGCTGTCCTCGTACATGGATATGACCGAGCAGCAGCACCGCACAGCTTTGGAAGTCGCCTTTCCGGACAACTACGTTCCGGGGTATCAGATGCTGCTCGACGCCCTGAAAAGAGGATACGACAGCATCGGTTACAGCCGCGGACGGAATACGCTGGTGGGACTGTGCAAGTTCCTCATACAAAACGAGGCCATCGTAAAAGACGGCCGCGGGTATGCTTACAACGAGAATTTCCGCATAAAAAACCGGTCGGTTTAGTTTGCGGGTATATATAGAAAAACTACACTAAACGTCCCGAACCCATGAATACGATAGAGGCAAAACGAATACGAATCGTAGACTACCTGCGGCTGCTCGGCCATGAACCCGTCAAGGTGCGCGGCGGACAGTATTGGTACCTGTCCCCGTTGAGAAAAGAGGACACACCCTCCTTCAAGGTCAACGACCGGCTGAACGAATGGTATGACTTCGGATTGTCGGAAGGCGGGAGTATCATAGAGCTGGCGATGCTGTTCCTGCGGACATCGAGCGTGAGCGAGGTCCTTCGGCTCATAGAGGTGCAAACGGGCGCGGCTCCCCTGCTCCGCACCCGTCCCCACAACGCCATGCCCGACGCGATAGAGGAGATGATGAAAGGCGTCGAGGTGGTGCCGCTGAACCACCATGCGCTCCTGTCGTATATCCATTCGAGGGGTATAGATACGCAGACCGCCCGGCAGTTCTGTCGGGAGATACACTACGAACTGCACAGGCGGCATTACTTCGCCATCGCCTTCGGGAACGTATCGGGCGGCTACGAGATGCGCAATCCTTATTATAAAGGGTGCATCGGGCAGAAAGACATTTCCGTCGTCGAACAGGCAGCCGGCACGAGGCAGAAGCACGTGAACGTGTTCGAGGGCTTCATGGATTTCCTCTCCTACCGGACCCTGCTCAAACGGGGCGATGCCGTGGTATGTATCCAGGCGCCGTGCGACCATATCGTAATGAACACGGTAAGTAACCTGAAGAAGACCTTGCAGGTGTTGGAAAGCTACGAATACATCCACTGCTACCTCGACAACGATCTCGCCGGGCAGAAGACGGTAGAGACCATCGCCGGGCTGTACGGGATCGGGAGGACGGTAAACGAAGCGGTACGTTACGCCGACTACAAGGACCTGAACGACTGCCTGCGCGGCAGGAAGCGCTGAGAGGCCGCCATGTGCGGCCTGCGGGAAAACAAGGAGCCGGACTGGCTTGAGTCCGGCTCCCTCGTAAATTCGCGGTATTGCAGATGCAATCAGCAGACGCCCAGCACGATGCCTGCGTCGATATTCAACTTGCGGCTGATCTCCTGCGCCACCTTGTAGGTGGGTTCGGCCTTGCCGGAGACGATGGCGCTGACACGCGACGGACTGATACCCAGCATGGCCGCCAGCGAGCGCTGCGTTAGGTGCATTTCGTACATCCGCAACTTCATCACGTCGGCCAGAGATGCGGTGCCGACCGCAAAATGCTCTTCCGAGTAATCCGCTACGAGGCTCGACAACAATTCGAGTTCGATAAGGTTCTTATCATCTTTCGGCGTATTGTCGTCTACGAGCGGCAGCAACTCTTCCACCCGATTAACCGCCCAATCGTATTGGGCCTTGTTCTCGATTTTCGTCATACCTGCTCTACTTTTTATATGTTCCGACAATCAATTCTGTCGTATTCCTTATGCGTCCCGATGAACCGTACATACACGAACCGGATCGTGAATTTGATTACGGCGACCAAGCGGAAATCGTTTCCTTTGACATTGAACACATAACGCTGGTTGCCTACATTATCAACGCTATTGAAAGTCTTTTTCACATCCGCGAAGCAACTCCATTCGCTTTTCTTGACCTTCTGCACCCAATCCTGCAAGGCCACCTTCGATTCCGGGTGTCGTTCCGCATATTCCTTAATGGCCTGTTCGGTAAAAATCCTCATAGCTCTGCGGGCATACATCAATTACGATGCAAACATACGCAGAAAATTTCATTTTACAAAATATAGTTTCATTTTACAGAACAACGGAACGATCTATGGGGGTAAAAACCAAATGTACAAAAGAAGAGCAGCGACAGAAAGATAGATATCCGGTATATATCAGAAGGTTAGCAGCGCGACACCCCCGGACGCACCGCGAAACCAAATGTTACTTCGGTGATACTTTCGTGTTACATTTGAACCAGATTTGAACGCGGTGTTCGACCTCCGATGTTACATTGCCTCCGAAAACGGCCAAAAACGGTCAAATTTCGGAGGCTTTTTGATATCTGCGACCGTAGGTCGGATTTGCGACTGAGGCTGTTTGTGCTGCGATTTCAGCCATTGGTAGGCGTGTATAGGTGACGCCAGTCGAGTATCGTATTTTTATCGTTCAAACGGCCGTTCAAACCCTCACCAAACAAAGCAAGGTCGTTCTGCCATTTCGGCAGTCATGTTCTATGATCTGAGATTTAGACGGCCACAAAAACGGCCGTTAAAACTGCCTCTGTTTTTTCGTGTTTCAAAACGAAATATCCACGTTAAACAGCCATTAAGACTGCCAAAAACGTGAAAAAGAGATGCACCTAAACTAACCTTTAACTACCAAAACCGTGCAAAAATGCAGAAAAATGGCGGTATATGTACCCCCTTAATGACACACTTTTTACAAATTTCAATCGCTTATTTTTGTATAATCGTCTAAAGAACAGCAACAACTGCTCAAGTTGCCGCTGTTTGCTGTTTGAAAAAGTGCGCGTGACACGCTTTTATCCCATCGTGTTGAATCTCACACTCGCCTTTACCAATGCCAGTGCTTGGATCGAGTCGGCGGGGATGTCTTTCGGTGAATGGTGTGGGTTATGGCTAACGAGCCGGACGAAACGGTCGTCATCGGCTTTTTGTATATACTTGATAGTAATATAGTCCTCGCCGTCAAGTGTGAACGATAGAAGATACATTTCGCCCCATAATATACCAGACGAATTATTTGCAATTTCTTTATATAGAACTATGTCTCCACTTTTCAGTAATGGATACATCGAATCCCCTCGCACGTAAAGAGCTCCATCGCATGGCGGAAGATCGGGGATTTGTATATGGCTAATGGGTGTTTGGCGGGCCTGATCGCTGAACAGTTCCACTAAACCGGCTGTTGCATCCAATTCATAGAGGGGGATGCTTTGCAATCCTACTTTGTGATCCGTTCGCAGATGGAATTGTTCTTTTACGACAGGCGTGGCAAGTTGGATATCTTGATCTCGAAGCATTGAACCTCGTCCTGTCAATAACCATTCGACCGATACTTGTGGATATGCAGCAAGAAATCTCGCCATATTATCCTCGCTAATACCATTATTTTGTCCCAAAATCCCCCTTGTAATACCCGTTTTTCGGTAAAAATCATACTGACTTATACCATTTTCCGAAAGGAATAACAATATTTTTCGCTTGATAGGTGATTTTTCTTGCTTATTTTCTTGCATAGTCGAAATATCTCGTTTATATTTGCATCGTCCTAACATATTAAGGCGCTATAAAGATAGTGAAAATTTTGAATTATGGCTATGAAAGAGGAAATGAAGAAGTGGCAAACGCAAAGCAACAAGAACAAGGTCTGTTTTTACCTGATTACACGCGGTATCGCATTCAGTTATACGGAGAAGTCCGGAATTGTTTTCGAAGCGTCCGCTTCCTTCGTGAAGCGCATGTTCGACGCTTTGGTAACGGCTTACGGTTGTTCCTTGAGACCGAGCATCAATGAAGTAAAATAACCCGGCGATATCCCGATGATGGCATTTCAAAGAGATACTGTCTGACTACTTGTAGAACCAAACATAACCAAGAGAATGATGAAATATATCGAATTATCGACTTCTAAAAAAGCTCGCATCTGTCGGGCGTTGGGGGTAAGCCGTGTAACGCTGTGGTCGGCCTTGACCTTCCAGACCCAGAGCCAGTTGGCAGAAAAGATTCGCCGCATGGCCGTGCAAAATGGCGGACGCGTAATGATCAAGCTCGATGTCACGGAAGGTTTCATGCCGAATTGCGAGATCGATTTCGTACATGATATCGGCGGCGTACAACGGATCATTCAAACCTTCTCGAACGGTGTTCGAGTGGAGTTCGACAACGCGACGTGCACAGCCAGCATCAGTCGGGATAATCGTGCCGTAAAAACGTTCTCCGATGTCAAGGTTCGCGACTGGGGAAACATCGTATTCGAGGCGCAAAGCCTCACGGATTCATTAAACAGGTAGGCTTATGATACCCAAACACCAAAGAGAGGCTATTTCCCGTCACGAAGAGCGTCTGAATGAGCTATTGCATGCGGCGGTCGAAGAACTGGAATCGATCAGCGGATACGGTCTCGGAGAGTCCGACTGGAACGAAGCCGACGGTACGATCACCTTTCTATTTCAAGACGTATCTCTGTTGAAACGCTTTCGACAACGTTGTGTGCAGCCGTCAGGATCTGCTCAATCCGGGGATCATGCTTATCAATCCACACCCGAAAGGTCATCGTGTACTCCTCCACGGCAGGAATGGAAAGTTCAAATCGGTAACATTCGGGAGGATACGATTTATCAGTTCTGTATCTCACGTCTAACTGGCGCAATTGAGGAGACATCGATTCACGAGTACGGAACATCAGTTGTTCCGACGGGCAAATGAAATGGATATATAGATCGGCAGGTAACATAATCGCTGAAATTTTGTAGTTGGCAACACAAATATAGCGATTTTCCCACGAACGCTGAAGGCGTTGCCCGGAGCGATACCGGCGCGGGATCGAGAACAACGAAGCGATGGAATATTTCGGAAACATAATAGCAGTAACGATGCACGAGCTGACGCGGTCGGACGATGGCGAGGCGGTAATGAGTCGTAGTGCTTACGATCATCTCGTGACGCGGGGCCGGGTAAATGTTCTACGTCCGGGCAAGGGACTCGGGTCGTATGCTCTGATCGAGTACCACTCGCTACCTGAACGGTTCCGACTGCGTTTTGAAGCGAAATACGGTAATCCTGAAAAGATAATGAAACAGGAAGATATGCCGCTTGCAGTCGATAGCGAAGCACAAAAGTATTATCATGAATATCTGTTGCCGAACGGCGAACATTTACCGGAGGATAAACAAACAGAATACACGCTGAATGCGCGGGTGCTGAATGCTCTTCGGGAAATGCGGGGGACACAAAAAGCGATGCGTCGTGCGTGCAATAACAATACGCCGGTCATCTGGTCTAACATCTTCGCTGCGGCCGAGGAGTTGCGCAAAGCCTACGGACACACCCTGCCCAAGAGTGAAGCTCGTCTGCGCGACAAGCTCCGCCAATATACGAAAGAGGGCTATGCCTGCCTCGTGTCTGGCAAGTTCTGCAATGCGAACACGCTGAAAATTACCAAAGCGGCCGGACGTCAGATCGTCGCCCTGCGTCGTTGTCGCGTCCCGGTCTATACGACCAAGCAGCTCTTCGAAGAATTCAACCGCATCGCCGAACGTCGCGGTTGGAAACGGCTCGCTTCGCAGTCGTCGCTGGTGCAATACCTCGAACGGCCGGAGATCAAGCCGCTGTGGTACGACGCTGTTTATGGTGAACTGGCGGCCAAACAGCTCTATGCACGCCGCAACAAGACCGAAATGCCGACGATGCGCGATTCGCTGTGGTACGGTGACGGAACGAAGCTCAACCTCTTCTACAAGGCGGTCGAGAACGGCAAAACGGTGGTGCGTTCCGCATCGGTGTACGAAGTGATCGACGCTTACAGCGAAACCTTGCTCGGCTATGCGGTCAGCGATACGGAGAATTTCGACGCTCAGTTTCGGGCATTCCGTATGGCTATCGAAACAGCCGGACACAAACCGTATGAAATCGTTACCGACAATCAGGGCGGGCAGCGGAGCAAGATCGCTCAGAAGTTCTTCGCGAATATCTGCCGCATCAATCGCCCGACAGCACCATATAACGCTCCGTCGAAAAGTATCGAGTCGGTGTTCGGTCGCTTTCAAAAGCAGGTACTGCATGAGGATTGGCGTTTCACCGGCGGGAACATCACTTCGAAAGAGGCGTGGAAGATCAACCGGGAGTTCCTCGAAGCGAACAAGGAGAAATTGTTCACCTACGAGGAGATGCTGGAGGCCTACTCCGTCGCCCGCAGCAAATGGAATGCGATGAAGCACTACCAGACGGGGATTGCACACGAAGAGATGTACCGCACGAGCGTCAATCCTGCAACGGAGCGCGTAACGGAATTGGATATGATCGATCTGTTCTGGCTGACAACCGAGCGGCCGAGCATATTTACAGCCGATGGTATCACGATCCAATACCAAAACCGCAAGTACACTTACGAGGTATTGACCTCCGATGGTACGCCCGATTACGCATGGCGCAGTGAGAATACCGGCCGAGAATTCTTCGTGCGTTTCGATCCGAAGTCCATGGATCGCGCATTGCTTTACGAACAGACCCCGATGGGGTTACGTTACGAAACCGTAGCATATCCTTATCTCACGGTCCGTCGCAATATTCAGGAACAACAGGAAAGCGATATGGAGCTGATTCGCTACAACGATGAAGCGAACAAACGTGAGCGGGTGCGCCGTCAAATCGAGGCGCATGCGTTGGAACTGGAACACGGCGTCGCACCGGAACAGCACGGGCTGCGGACACCGGCGATCAAAGGCATCAGCGAAAAAGAGTACGAACGCCTGGCCGATACGGTTGTAGTCGTGCCCTCCGGGCAGTACTCCGAACCGGTGACCGTCGGCGAATATACCAAGGCGGTCAGCAATCTGGATTGCGATCCGACGGCGATATTCAATCGAATGTAAATTTTTAATTACAAACCAATATGAAACAGTTATCTCTCGAAGAGAAAAAGGATATTCAGGCCCGTTTGCAGGTCTATGTATCCAAGTATCCCAGCCAAAACAAGGCGGTGAATTCACTCGGTATCAGTGCAGGTACGATTAGTACGATTCTGAACGGTAAATTCGACAACATCAGCGACGAAATGTTCCTGCGGATCCGCTCGCAAATTTCTCCTGTGAATCCGGAGGAATGGACTGTCTGCGAAACGACGGCTTACCGGGAATTATTTCTTTTGCTGGAGGATGCGCAAGCGAATCAAAACGTGTCATGGGTGGTCGGAAATGCCGGTATCGGCAAGACGACGACCGCGCACGATTATGCTGCCAAGCATGAAAACGTGTTCGTTATCTCGTGTTCGGAGGACATGCGTCGCGGGGACTTTATTCGTGAAATGGCCCGCGTCATAGGGCTCAAACTCGCCCAGACGAGCCTGCGGGAGAAACTCCAAGCCGTAACGGATGAATTGCGTGTGCTCGACCGGCCGCTGCTCGTCTTCGACGAAGGCGACAAGTTGATGGATACGGTGTTTTACTACTTCATTTCGATTTACAACGCGCTCGAAGGACGCTGCGGAATCATCTTTCTATCGACCGAATACATCAAGCGGCGGATGAGTATCGGCTTGGAGTACGACAAAAAGGGTTATGACGAGATGTTTTCACGTATCGGGCGCCGGTTCATCGACCTCACTCCCGCAACCAGCCATGAGGTGACGGCCGTATGTCTGGCAAACGGGCTGAATGCCGAAGCAGCAATCTCCAAAGTGTTGGCAGATGCCCGCACGGTCGTATCGAAAGCTGCAAATCCATGGGATAAGAAGCAAGTGCGGGACTATTACGACATGCGCCGTGTTCGGAAATCGGTGCACAAAAGTAAAAAGCTCGCTGAAATCAAGAAATAGTCTTGTTCAAAAGCAATTCAAATGGGCCGGACACTATCTGCAAAACAGGTTCTGACGATCAAACGCCGCACGATTCGTTTGGGCGGCATCTGGGATGATTGCGTGGGGGAAATCGACCGTACGGGTGTGGTGTTCTTCTGGGGTAACAGCGGCAACGGAAAGACTTCGGCTGTGGTATCCTTTTGCAAGGCGCTGTGCGCTCATGGCAAAGTACTTTATCTGCCGTTGGAGGAGGGACTGGGAGGAACGACACAGGATGCTATTCGGCGTTATCGGGCAGATGAATGCGGCAGTCGTTTTCAGTACAACGATTCGATGAGTTTCGAAGAAATGGACGAACGGCTGTCGAAACCCCGATCGTGGGATTTCGTTGTCATCGACTCTTTCCAATATACCCAAATGAGTTACAAGGAATACATCGCATTCAAGGAGCGGCATCGCAACAAATTGCTGATTTTCGTCAGCCATGCCGACGGCAAACGTCCGGACGGACGTGCTGCGAGCAAAGTGATGTACGACGCTTCGCTGAAAATCTGGGTCGAAGGTTACAAAGCCTTCAGTAAGGGCCGTTTTATCGGTCCGACAGGCGAATGTACGATTTACGAAGAAGGTGCGCGTAAATACTGGGGATAAACCTTAAATGTAAAACGATATGGACATCAAGAAAATTTACATCAGCGGAAAGATCACCGGACTGCCTGTCCGGGAGGCGATCGCCAAATTTCGAAGTGCGGCGGAGAAGATACGGCGGTTCGGGTTCGAACCGGTCAGCCCGTTCGACAACGGCCTTCCACTGGAGGCCGACTGGGCGGAGCACATAGGCAAAGATATCTCGTTGCTGCTTCGATGTGACGCCATCTACTTGTTGGACGATTACGAGAAGAGCGAGGGTGCACGCATCGAGTTGTGCATCGCCCTCCATCGTCGAATGCCGGTCTTTATGAACGTACGGCCCAAACTCGGATTTTTCAGCGTACAAACTTTCGAAGATTATGACAAAGAAAAAGTGTAGCTACTCTCGGTTCTATGCTATCGCCAAGGCGAAAGGCATCGACCTCGACCGGTACAAGGAAACTTTGGTATTGCAATTCACGGATGGTCGTACTTCATCGCTTCGGGAGATGATGCCGACGGAGTACGAAGATATGTGCGAGTGCTTACAGTCGGGTAAGATGATGGGAGAAAGTATTGCAGACCACAAAGAACGACTACGAAAAGCCCGTTCGGCAGTGTTGAAACGCATGCAACGCCTCGGTATCGATACGACTGATTCTTCATTTACCCCGGTCAACGAATTCTGCATGGATTTACGTATCGCAGGCAAACCGTTCGGACTATTGACCGTAGAGGAATTGCAGTCTCTTATTCCCAAACTGGAGGCGATTCTACGCAAGCCCAAAATCCGAAATACACAGTGCGCCGTTTCAATTCCGCTTATTATTCGATCCAACCAATTGCCGAGCTAACCATGAAACTTGTAATTAAAACGATATCTGAAGTCAAAGATGCCAAGGAGCATCTTGAAGATCAAATATCCTGCTTGCTGATGCAGTTCGAAAAAGATAACGGAGTACATATCTCCGATTTAAGCATCTATCCGCGTGAAATATACAATGAATACGGGAAAATGATAGGCCGTCAAATCGGAACCTCAATCGTTGTCAAATTATGACCAAACTACCTTACCGTCAGGCAATGCTGATGAAACATACGGCATGGATGAATACCCGCTTAATCGAGCGGGGCCCCCGGCCGGAAGACGAGCGGTACGTGCCGCTCGCGGTGCGGATGCTGACGCTGGTCGGATGTCTGAATTACGCGATGCTCGACCTTGAATCCGAACTTACGGCCTCCGGCTTGTTCCGCCACGAAACCAAACGCCGTTATACGCAGGCCCGGACTTTGGTCGCGCAGGCTCACGGCATCGCGTGGTCGATGCTTCGCAAGATCGACGACCGGGCCGCCCGGCAGTACAACGACAAGACAGACGAGGCGTATCGGACCATCAGCGGCTGCATCCTGTTGGAGGCTCCTCAAAGGTCTTACAACATCGTGTTGTCACTGTGCCGGATCATCAGCTCTCTCAACGGTCGGATTTCGGGTCGCTACGACTTCAACCCGGCCAAACCTCTTGTACGCATCCCGGCTCTGTTGGAGTGTACCGGGATCGAGGATTACAGGATCGACGAGATTATCGAATTGAATTTAACAGATTAAAGAAAATGAAAGTAATCGTTACCTTCTCAGGAGGTAAGGACAGCCTTGCGGCGCTGTTGTGGGTGCGCGAGCATATTACCAAGAACTTTACCACCGTGTTCTGCGATACGGGTTGGGAGCATCCACTGACCTATGAGTATATTAACCGTATCGCCGACAAGCTGCACCTCGACTTGGTAACATTGAAGTCGAAGAAGTA